TCGTCGCTTACTGCCGGGATAACACTCTCTTTGAACTGCCCGATAGTAACCGCTGTTACAAAGTGGTTATTAAGGGCTTCCACGTCGTAGCTGTCGCCCGTCATGGCTTTAGGCACGTACTTGAACGCGCTTGTAGTGTCCGCGCTTTCAGCGGCGGCAAGTACAAGGGCTGCGCCTGCTGTGGCGGCTTCTCCTAAAGTAGTGCCTACGTTGATGGTGTCGTAAAGCGTTTCCGACGTGTTGATAGATGTAATCTTGTAAGCCTTTGCGCCTACCTTCAACATGATAAAATCGCCTACTTTGAAATGATGTCCTTTCGCCACCTTGTAGGCTTTTGTAGTGGCGGTAGCGTCTTCGGTAAGCCTTGCGGTCTTTACTACGTGGTAAAGCCCGGCAGCGTCTTTGCCGCCTAATGCCGTCCCTTCCTGCAAAATACCGCCCGCAACCAATTCGGAAGAGCAAACGGTAACGCCGTTAGGAATGTCCGCCAGCATGTGCGTACAAGCGTGTACTACACGTTTGTCCTGCTTTCTGTCTATCTTCAATCCCATTGTAAAGAATGAATTTACGGTTAAACTTCTTTGCCCGTTAAGGCTGTCTTACTCTCGGTTTGCGCTTTGATGTAGTCTGCTACGCCACTGCTTACGCCTTCTTTGTTCACGGCTCCAAAAATCGGCTTATCGTGTCCTTGCAGTCCTGCGTCTGCGCGTTCTTGCGCTAAGGCTGCGATGTCGCCTTTCGCTTCGGTTAGGTAGCTGTTGAAATCTTCGTCGCTCGCAAAGGTGTTAGCCCGGTCGAAGTTCTTTAACATCACTTCGCGGGTCTTCCCCTCAATCTTCGCGTTATCCAATTCCGCTACAAATAGTTCACGTCGCGAAGTTGCCGCCTTATTAGCGTTAATCTCGGTAATGCTGCTTTGCACGCCCGAAAGTTTTTCGTCAATAAGTTTGCTTATCGCGTCGAGCGTTATCGCTCCGCCCGGTGCAGGTGGTGTTGGTGGTGTCGGCGGCGGGGTCGGCTTTCCCTTCTCCACGAAATCATACTTTTCTTTAAGGCTGTTTTCGTAGGTTTGGTTTGCCTTGCTTATTTCCGCGTCTGCAACCTTACGCCAATCTGTTACGTACTGGCTAACTTTGTCGGCGGTAAGTTTATCTACAACTCCGTTAGCTTCTTCTATGGTAGCGACTTGTAAGCCGATAGCGGCTGCCAAATGCTGTAACCCGTCTTTGCGCACGCCTTGGAACTTTGCCACAAGTAGTGCTAAGATTTGTTCTTGTAATTCGTTCATAAACTATTTTGTTAAACCGAAGCAAAGGTAACGTATTAAGGTAATACGGATTAAGAAATAGGAAGCAAACACTTCACCGAAACTTCCAATTCTGAAAAAGAATAGGCGGTGAGCAACAGGCGTATAAAACCGCCACATTGCCCGTTCATTTGCCCGCTATTGAATTTTGTTTGCTTTTGTGTGTATTTAATTGTCCGGTCATACAGACGTGCCTTAAATCGCTTCATTTCCCCTTTGCGTTTTCTCTCGCGCGCACGCCATCAAGAAGAAGAGAAAGATAATTATTAAATCATATCATTACATATCATATCAATGTTGTTTTCGGTTGTTTTCGCTTGTTTTTTCAACCCTTCGGTTGTTTCGGTTGAAAAATCAACCGCCCGGTTGTTTTCGGTTGTTTTGGCTAATTGTATGTTTTTGTTTGCACTGTGCTAATTATTTGATACCTTTGCGCTTGTTATCGGGGAGAAATCCGGTAATGAATGGAAAGCGTTAGGTCTTTATATTTGAAAATCGCCAAATTAACAAATAACGAAAAGAGCCTTTTAACGCGCTGGTGTCGTATATCCATGCTTGATATATCGGCTAAGCGCGGCTATACGGTTTATTTTCGTTGGGCGTTTGGCGATGCCTCAAATATGTAAACCTATATAGTCCGCGCTTTCTTTATGTAGTAAAGTGTAACATCTGCTTCGGGCGGTGGGTGCAAAGTTAGCAAATAAAATGAAGAAGTTATTACTTTCCTTCCTGCTCCTTCCGGGTTTGTTACTTTCCGGTTGCTCAACCTCAAGTAATGAACCCGAAGAAGAACCAAACTACCTTTCTACAACCGTCCGGGCTTCTGCCTTTTTTAGTGAAGTTGGGAGTATTGAACAACTGAATAGCGTTTATGTTGGGCGTACGTATTCTGTGAATTTTGCGCCGTTCTGTTTGTCTGACACTGAATTAATGAAAATTATAAACGGTTCTGTTGAAAAAGTTACCTACTACTTAAACACACCCAACGTTGGAAATGAAGTAATCGGCATTTCTACCACCCAGCCTTTTACTATCGCATATTCTCCTAAGAAATCCGGGCAATGTACGTTAAGTGTATCGTTTGACCTTTCAAGTAAAGACCATAACAAATGGGTTGAAGTCGAAAGTATTGTAGAAGTAATAGACGTGGAATAATGGAAGTAGAAACTATTTTGGGCTTTATTGCGCTTGCGTGCTTTGTACTGGCTCTTTTTATTGTTCTTGTGGCTCGTATAGCAAGCGCAAGGCGGAACAGAGCTAAAAGGAAAGAAAAAGCCGAAGAACTAACCCGTATCTATGTTAATACTGCTATACAACGGTTGAAAGTTTCCGGGCTTGAACGCCGGACGCGTTGGCTTGATGAAGATAGTAGGTTGTCGGGAAAGAAGGAAGACGAATTAAAGTAATACGTTTTGAGCATTTTTCGCTATTGCTTTTTCCGGTTGGTAATGCTTGGTAACGTTTGGTTATGATTGTACCATTGGGGACGGTAACGCCTGCTATTGTATGGCTGCTATTGCCCCTTTTTTGCGTCTCCGCCTTTAGTGCGCAATTTTGGATATATCAAAACTAAGGTTTACTTTTGTGTCTGATAAATAGTTGTTTGTATGGAAGAAAAACAAATCACACCGGAAGAAGCCTTCTTTAGTGCTAAGGCTAATTTAGAACTTGCTATAACGGCGCAACTGAAAGAATTTGCCGTTAAGTTTTGTACGTCCGTAATCTTCAAAGGCTGCGTAGAGGTACAACCGTATGTATCTGAAACGGGCGAAATTGTCGATACACGGATTTCCCATGTTGAAGTTGAAACTAAGTATAGTCAAGGATGAAGCATATAATAGCATCTACTGCAATTTCCAACGCTGAAAAGAAGCAATATTTAAACGCTAACGGCTGGTCTGAACGTTTGGTAGCCGATAATTGGATAAATAATGCAGATGCGGAAGCCGGGCACGTAAATATCGAATGGGGCGGGCTTCGTCTTGATGAAGCGTACAACCGTTGTCGCTGGCAGGTATTTAAAGGCGATTTTCTGCGTGTAATTAAGAAGCAACCGCTTAACAGTATTTCTATGAACCCGCAAAACGGGGCTTTCTCTTTGGAATGGCTGGAAGGCGGTAAGGTTTATCGGGTATTTGGTATTTTTGACGGTTACGGCTTTAGGGTAGGTATGGAATGGAAAGAAGAAGCCCCCGGCGTTAGTACCTCTTTGTCGAAGCCGGAGTATATTAAGGCGGTAAGGTTTCAAAAACGCGAAATCAATACGCCGGAACAATTTGTAGAACTATTTTATAACTCTTTTAAAAGGTATTAATTAAAATATGAACGTAGAAGAATTTGCTAACGGTTGTGTTAATGCTTTTAATGATATGGCTAAAGCCGCTTCCGAATTTGGGGAAGCATGTAGCATAGCTGCCGATAGTATGCAAAAGCAAGTAGTTTCCATTCAATTGGCTTATATAGAAAAACTGACAGATAAAGTTAATAAGGCTTGCTTTCTTACTCGCTGGTACTATACCCGTAAACTGTTTAAGGAAATAGGCAAACTTGATGAATTAGTTTCTTCCTTTTATCCGTCTGTTCCCGGAACGCCCCAACCATCCGAAGAACTGAATTAAAACACGTTGTTATGAAAACAAAAGAACTAAAAACCAAAACCGTATTTGATTTTTCCAACTATCCGGCTATTATTGAAGAAATAACCGGGATAAGTATTAAAGATAGTAATCGCGTGGAATATTATAAAAAAACATGTCATCCAATAAATAAAGCGCGTGATATTGAATACCTTGCTTATAAAATTGGCGATAAGCAATTAGAAGTGGCGGCTTCTTCTTTTGCTGCCGAATTGGAAAGAGAACGGGATGAAGAAAACGGTAAGGCTATGAAGAAAGGCTATATTATAGACTAAGGGGTAATAAGCCCCTTAGTTCATATATCCGTTTTGCTTTAGCCAATTTTCAAGCGTTGCCCGTCCGCAGCAACAGCTTTTTAAGATGTTGTTTAAGTCTGATTTGCTAATCTTCTTACCGTCTAAACGTTTTAACCCACCATCTAACAAACCTTGTTTCAATCCGGTTAATTGGTCGGAATAAACTTCGTTATATAGATTCCTTTTTACCGTAGCTAATACTTTATTAGCGTCAAGCCCGAAGTTACTTATAACCCAATCGTAATTATTAACCATTGTATTATATCCGGTAGAATTACGGTTGGTAATAAATTCGGGATAAGGTGTTTTGGGACATCCTAATTTCTTGTAAAACTCCGGTAGGGTCTTACGTGATACAAATTCGTTTGCCAATTCCATATAACGCCGTTGCGTATCGGTAAGGTACATATTTCCCGGTTTGTTCCTATTATGTGTAATCTCATGCCAAAATGTAGCCATAGCGTCTGCTTCTCCTTTTGTTATGTCTGCCGAATGTCTTGTAGCTATCTTAGCTAATGCAGATTTTACCCCGGCTAATCTATCCGGCGTTAATGATAAACGCCCGTCCATGTACGTAAAACCGTTTACCCCCGTTCTTCTCGTTGGAGTTAGTTTTAAATCTCCGTTCTCAAACCATTTTTCGGTAAGTTCCTTGTTTATTTTTGCAAAGGTTTCATCTACTTGTACATCCGAAGTGTAGGCGGTTCTTAATGCCGGATGCGGGTTATCTCCGCCTTTGGCTACTTCCGCTTTAGCCTTCTGTAAATCTGTCTTAGCTTTGGATAATGCCTGTTGTAGCTTTGGGATGCAATCGCCGTAATAGTTTGAAGTATGTATTTCGTTGGCGTTCATAATACTTGTGTACTCCTTTTGCAAGTCGGCAAAGCCTTTCATGTCTTTTTCTATGAAGTCCCGTAAGTCGCTTATCGCCCTAAGCCATTCCCGTTTTCGTTGAAGTAGTACGTTATCTACTTTGTCTATTTCCCCGGTCAGTGCGGTTCTGTTACCGGAATTGCGTAAAGTGTCTAAAGCTGAAACATCCAAACCGAAGGAATACGCCCAACGCTTGTAATAAGCTATATCGCTGTCAAACTCCGTACATGGTTCTACGGTATTCATTACCTTACTTGCTATTCCAGTCTTTAACCCGCCGCTAATCTTTCCGCCGTTGAAATTATCGCGAATATAGTAAGGCATGGACTTCCAGCCCTTCGCGCGTTCTTCAATGTTGCTGATGTAATCCCGAAAGGCTTTAGGTACGTCCTTAACTGTCCGTCGTGAAGGAAGGCTTTTATACTGTGCGC